ATGGAAGCATCGAGGATTTTGAACACCAACTAACAATCTTGCCCGATTGGGCAAGCGGATTTCCGGTTGAGGCTGACGGCGGCTGGAGAGGACATAGGTACAGAAAATGAAACTTACTACCAATCAAATATGGACGATCATTGTGATTGTGGGGATCTGGGCGTTCGGAGAAACGGCCGTGGCTTTCAAGCGCGCCGGGATTACTGCACAGTCTCTCGATCTATTCTTTACGGACCTGACTCAAGGCGAGCTTTTCGCTGCGATTGGCGCTAGTTTGACGGGCGGCGCTGGGTTCTTTGTTGGCGGCCGGTATCAGAAGGCCAAGTTGGTTGAGGGGACAAAGTAATGAGCTACGGGCCGAAGACGCAGTTTAGTGATGACCTCCACGCGCAGAAGTATCGAGCGAAGGGAGAGACATTTACGGAATCCATGAACCGGGTTGCGGGTGCGCTCAAGGATAGCGAGGAGCATTTCCGAGACATTCAGGACACGCTTCGCAACATGCGGTTTCTACCCGGAGGCCGAGTTCAGGCAGCGATGGGGGCTATCAAAGACGTGAGCCCGATCAACTGCTTCATGTCCGGGGATATTTCCGATTCGTTCGTGGATGACGAAGGTAACATCATGCAGCGCGCTACCGAGGCGGCGGCAACGATGCGACTGGGTGGCGGTATCGGAACCAACTTCTCGACTCTGCGCCCTCGCGGCGATCTCATCACGAAACTCGATTCGCAATCTTGTGGCCCGATCGGGTTCATGGAGATTTTCGACGCGATCGGAAAGACGGTCGCGTCCAGCGGCCATCGCCGCGGTGCGCAGATGGGCGTTGTGCGTGTCGATCATCCCGACATTGAGGAGTTCATTCACGCGAAGAATGACAACCACACGCTCACCGGGTTTAACATTTCCGTTCTAGTGACGAACGAGTTCATGCAGGCCGTCGAGGCCGACGCTGACTTCGACCTCAAGTTTAACGGTCGAGTCTACAAGACGATTCGGGCACGCAATCTCTGGGAGATGATTATGCGCTCGACGTATGATTACGCCGAGCCGGGCGTCATCTTCATTGATACGATTCAGAGTGAGAACAACCTGCACTACTGCGAAACGATCACCGGGACTAACCCGTGTGGTGAGATTCCACTTCCGCCGTTTGGTGCTTGCTTGCTGGGTTCCTTCAATCTGGTCAAGTATGTAGATCCGTCGAGGAACCAGTTCCTTACCGAGAAGCTGCAAGAAGATATTCCCGGGATCGTTCGGGCTCTCGATAACGTCATTGATCGAGCGCAGGTCTGGCCGCTGCCCCAGCAAGAGGCAGAGATGAAGTCCAAGCGACGGATCGGAATCGGAGTAACCGGCTTGGCCAACGCGCTGGAAGTGCTGGGTTGCGAGTATGGCTCGAAGAGTTTCGTGAGCGCGACTCGATTCATCATGCGTACTTTACGGGATAGCTGCTACGAGGCGTCGATTGATCTGGCGATCGAGAAGGGATCTTTCCCGCTGTTCAATGCGGACGAGTTCCTGAAGAGTGAGTTCACGAAGCGGCTTCCGGAAGAGATCCGAGAGCGGATTGCAAAGCACGGGATTCGTAACTCGCATTTGCTCGCCATCGCTCCGACCGGAACGATCAGCCTGTGTGCGGACAACGTATCTTCTGGCCTTGAGCCGGTTTTTGCTCACCGATTTGATCGGACGATTCAGCATTTTGACGGGCCGGTCATCGAGACGGTCGAGGATTATGCGGTTCGAGAATGGGGCGTCGAGGGTAGAACGGCTAATGACCTGAGCCCTGATGAACATCTGAACGCTTTGGCCGCCTGCGTGCCTTATGTAGATCAGGCGATCAGCAAAACGATCAACTGCCCGCGAGATATTTCGTGGGAAGCCTTCAAGGACGTGTATGTCCGAGGCTGGAAAGAGGGTGCGAAGGGTGTCACTACATTCCGAATTGGCGGGATGCGGGGCGCTCTCCTCGAAGAAACTGAAAAGAAAGACGAGCCCTCGGCAGCCTGTGAGCAGGATCCGAATACGGGACGTTGGGAGTGCAACTAATGTTGCTTTCTATTGAAGACGCTATCGACAAAGTAGAGGAGCATCTGGAGCAACTTCGAGAAGCATTGAGGATCCTATCACAGCCCGGAACGCTGGACGTGATTTTGGAAGTCGCAAACCAATGGACTGAAGACAAAAACAGCGCATGGCTAACGATGAGAGCTGAGTGCGCTGAAAACGTAATCGAAGCCCTTTGGATCTTCATCGAAGCCCACGATCGAATTTTCAAAGAGAGTGGCGGAATGTCTAATCTCTGTGATATGATTGGTATTGACGTTCAATCCATTCGAGATTCGATTCGATTTGAGATGATCCAGCCGCTGATGGAGGGCGGGCTGTACGACGTGAATCTGTTTAAGTTTAGAGAGATGGTAACTAAACTCGTCGAGCGCCTGCATTCATGTGGCAACTGAGAAATCGTTAGAGAAATACGGGGCGTCTCAAGCAAAACAAAGAGGCATCTTTGTCATCAAACTAGGTGTCTTGGGCGGTGGAGGCTGGCCCGATCACTCTTTCTTCAAAGGTGGTCGGGTCGCCTTCATCGAATACAAAGTAAGCGAATCCGCTAAGTTTCAACCCCTCCAGAAGTATTATCTAAAGCTATTATCAACGCTTGGTTTTCGAGTAGCCGTTTGCTGGACCAAGGATCAGGTGGATCAGTTTTTAAAAGGTTTCGACAATGAAATTCAAACCTCACGGTTATCAAGAGAATGTGCTGGGCAAGATGATGGAGCGGGGGAAGTTGGCTCTGCTTCTGGATCCGGGGATGGGCAAGACGGCGATCTGCCTTGAGGATTTCGTCCGCCGACGAGATGCTATGATTGCCAGCCGCGCGTTGGTGGTAGCTCCGCTGAGAGTTTGCCACTCGACGTGGCCGACCGAAGTAAAGAAGTGGTCCAACTTCTCGAACCTACGAGTGCAAGTGGCACACGGCAAAGGCAAGATTCTGGAGAGCGTCAACGCCGCAGATATAGTCGTCATCAACCCGGAAGGACTCGATTGGCTTTTACAGAACGCAAAGCATCTGTTTTCTTTTGACGTAATCTATGTCGATGAATCGACCATGTTCAAAAACAGCCAATCTAAGCGGTCGAAAACGCTGTATAAGGTTGTCCATTCTATGAACGGCGGCATTCCGTTTCGCTTTATCCTGACCGGAACGCCGGCCCCAAATGGCATCGAAAACCTATTTGGTCAATTCAAGGTTCTCGACCCCGACATTCTGGGATCCACCCTAGCTAAGTTTCGCGGGGATCATTACTTCTATGCGCGCAGAATGTCTTTTGGGGTTTTGTGGGAGCCAACAAAGGCTTCTGCGGAGTCAATCACGAGAGCAATCAGCCCCCATAGCGTTCGACTAGATGCAAACGATCATCTTGACCTACCGGGGATCCAGTATATCCGTAGGCCGATTCGTTTACCACAAGAAGTGATGAGATTGTACCGGGAGCTGGATTCAGAGCTGATGATTGAGGTGAGTGGTGGGTTGGTCATGGCCGCGAATGCTGGCGTGGCTACCTCGAAATGTAGGCAGGTAGCTAACGGAGCTGTTTATCTAACAGAAAATGGCCTAGCGGCGACCGAAGAAACTCGACGCATCGAGTGGGTCCACACTTGCAAGGTGGATGACCTCTGTGACCTCTACGAAGAACTTGGGGGGAAACCACTACTGGTTGGGTTCGAGTTCAAGCATGATCTTAGTCAAATAAAGCTGGGAGTCAAAGAGCGATTCGGGTTCACCCCCAGATACATCGGAGAAACCACAAACGCCGAAGCAGATGCAGAGCTGATCGAAAAATGGAACCGACGCGAACTGCCAATGCTGCTGATTAACCCGGCGGCGGCCTCACATGGGCTCAATCTTCAGGCCGGAGGGCATCACCTCTATTGGTACTCGCAGATATGGGATTTGGAGCTGTACCAGCAGTTTAATGCGCGATTGTGGAGGCAGGGGCAATCAGAGGGTGTCTTCGTCCACCACGCCGTCGCTGAGAAAACTGTAGACGAAAAAGCCTTTAAGGGCAGACTGAAAAAAGAGGGCACGCAAAGAAAGCTGCTGCTGGAATTGAAAGGAAACAAATAATGGACTCGTGCCATAATGACGGTATGAACAAGGTAATCATCCTGACGGGATCGGCGGGGAGCGGCAAAGATACGGTCGCGCAGGCTCTGAAAACCCGTTTCGAGAAAATGGAAGAGGCAAAGTTTTCTGCCGCCCTGAAGGATCTGGTCTGCGATATGTTTATTTGGGATCGCAATCGAATCGACTCCGACCTCGAATACAAGCAGGAGATCGCGCGATGGCCGGGCGGAGGCGCAGTAAGCAACACGTCCGCAGGGCCGAGAACGCGCAGGGAGCTGCTTCAGCTAGTCGGCACCGACATGGTTCGAGACATGATCGACAAGGACTTCTGGGTCAAGCGAACCTTGCTCCAGATGCGAATGGAGAGCCACCCGGATAGCCTGTGGGTGGTATCTGATTGTCGATTTTGGAACGAGTACGAAGCCCTGAAACGAGCCTTCAATGAGTGCTTTGTGCTTCGCCTGCATCGAATGGGGCATGTGATTGAGGAGTCGTCCCATCCATCAGAACAGGAATGGAAGGAGATCCCAGCCGACGCCGAGATCGAAGTCTGGAGCGGAGATATTACCAGGCTTACAAAAAGTTCGATTTCTCTCGTCGAGTGTTTTCTGGAGGATCAATGAGGTTCCTTCTCATCATGCTACTCGTGACCGGCTGTCATTCATTCAAGATGGCCGAAAAGCAGATCAAGACGTATCTGAAACACGTCGATGAGAACTACGATTGCATTGGAGTCGAGATCGTCGATGACGCTGCCATCTGCATTGATGATGTTGCGGTGACCGTAACGGTGACTTTCTGACAATTCCTGTGCGGAGACCGCAGGCTGCGCCAGTCCCGGGGGCCCGTCACGGTCGAGCCGGTTAGGGCGAGGTAGCTGTAAGGACCGCCAACAGCGGATACGGGTCTGGTGACGCAGACCTGAGACCGCAAATGCAAAAAGGCGGGGGGATCTCACGATCCCCCCGCCTACGCAGCACGGCAAACCCCCGAAAGCCGTACTAAATGAAGTATCTCAGATCAGAGTTATTTCACGCCCACGAAAAACAACCCCCCTCTGAAATACTTATCTGAATCTCCAAGCCTTCCAGCCGAATGCTCGAAGGGCGTAATAGCGCACCCACGATCGGAAAACGCCGATCGCAGTCATCATTTTTCCATCGAGTGATGCTTTGATCTCTCGTATGCAATCTTTTCTATAGGCAATGTCAGCCGCTCGCCGATGAGCCTCGCTAAGATCAAGCCGCCGCCCGAGCCGGTATCTCCAGTCGTGAAGGTTAGCTGGCAAATCAACGTAGCCGTAGCAGGGAGATGTGATACCAATTCGGATACCCATGATGTGATCGGTGGAACATGAGGAGCCATCCGGCCCTTCCCAACCCTGCGCCAGTTCGGACGCCCATTGCTCTTTGGTGGGGGTCTGCATGAACTCTTCAATCTGCATTTAGCCCTCCACAATCTCGAAATGAACGTAGTCTCTAAAAGACTCGTCAGACATTCTGCCGTCTCGATCCCAGTCACCGCCCCACCGTAGCTCGATTCCACGCTGGCTGGCCAGCGTAAACATGACGCCAGCCAAAAGAACGAACCGTTCTGTATCAGCCCAGTCGATCGGGTACGGGGCCAGATCAACCGCTTTACTGGGGAGCTGATTATGCTTCGAGTCAGGCCACCTCAAATGAGAGTGGCCGTCTGCGAACATTTTCTCCTGTTTGACATAATCCCGATGGCCCTCGATAACTGAGAAATCCATAACCTCGATAGCCTTCATTACGATCTCCTGTAGCCGTATATCGACTAGGGAGAGCTTTTCCAGACTTCTAGGGCTTAGGGTGGCCACTTTGCTGACCTCCTTCGTGGAATCTACTCAAACGATCTGTGCGCTCGTTTAAGGACTGAATCTGAGTTTCAAATCGAACCTGCACCTCCCGACCCTGTTGAAGACCCTCAGAGGCGTTCTCAAGAAGAGTCACAATGCGGTCTAGGCTCTTATCAATGTTCTCAAAAGTCTTTGCGAACATTCGGTCCTGCTCCTCCAGCCGGGTGATCCGACTTTCCACCCGCACAGCTCCGATACACATCATCACGAGACCGGCTATAACGATTCGCAGAAACCACGAAGGAGCATTAGCCAGAGCGGTCTTGGCCTCTTCTTGAGGGCTGTCCATTTTGTATCTCCTTCGTTATCTTTCAAACTCAAAAATTACACGTTGTGCACCATGTGAAAGCTCAAGAGGCGCTGAGCCATCAGCTAACGCTGATTGAATCCAGATTTCAACATAGTATTTTTGCCCGACAGTAAGCTGAGCATTGTGAGGGGCTGCTTCAAAGGTGGCAACAAGGTCATCGCCCGTGTTGGAATTTTGACCGTTGTTTGAGACATGCTTTGTGAATGATGCGACAAAAGGTTGCTCTGTTGCGGTCGGTGTATCCAGCAAGGTGTCAGGGTATGACAGAGGCGGATTGGTTGGCATCCACCCTTCCTTATACCGCGCCATTGCATGTCGCTTCCTAAGTTGTTCGGCTGTTTGGCCCGCAACCCCAACAGTAGTTGAAGCAGAGGTATCATCTTCCAGTAGATTGAAAGTAAAGTAAGTCTGGAAATTAGTCGCCGAGCCACTAAATGCAGAGGTCTCGTCGTAGAACCAAACCTTCGGAGTAACTGCGTCAATTACGTTCTGCGGCAGCCAACGCATCTCAAAGCGAGAGCTGGTGGGACTGGTCCCGTTACTTGGGAAGTAATACCCCTGCCACTCGCCATTATCATAATAGCAACGGCCCCAGAAATCGTTGTTGTCTCCGGTGGTTGTTCCGGGCTGGGGAACTTGGGTCATCATAACAGGAGGGGCCGGCAAATTTCGGCGGTATCTTTGTTCGGCAAGTGCAGTACGATCTGTGCCTTGGTCAAGATCCGTCCTACCGCCTACGGCTGAAATCTGATGACGATACGTTTCGTTGCCAGAAGTAAGCCATGTGCCGCCGGCTTGCAGATCGGCCTTAGCTGCCCCTACGCGGTCATGCAGTATGTCTCCGCTAGAGAGGAAGATAATATCAGATCCGGTATTGAGGGTTTGTATGCCGGTATCCATCACGCCACGATAAATTTGATCGAGAACGAGTACCCTATAACCTTCGATAATAGTGGGCTCTTGCCCAAACCACGGAGTTGAAAAATACGCCGGATAATTATTGTTAATGAAGATTCCTTTCACTTTTTTACTTTGAAGTATCCACTCAAGCAGCTCAATTCGTAGGACGTATGCAGACTTATACGCTATGATCTCATCAAATCTGGGGTCTCCATTGGCCCACTTCGGTCGAACCATTGCCAGCCCGTATCCGTGGTATTGGATTTGGTCTTCGTTCAACGTCTGCACCAAAGCATCGGGATCCCCAAGTCCGTCTACCCAAAGAGAACCGTATCGGCCCATGCTGTCCGCGTTTAAGTCATAGACTGTAATTGCATCTTCCATAAATCCGTCCACCATCGTCGTTTTGACATTGGTGTTTCCGTAAACCGGATTATTGCGGGGTCCGGGGTTGTTACCATAAGGGCCGGATTTCTTATTGGTTAACTCTGCCGAATCATTGAGATACCGCCTAGCGTACTGTCTATCTCTCCAAATATCTGAAGAATGTGCGATGACTCGACCCACGGGCGGAAGTTGCTTCAAATCTGATGTATCATTCCAGATTCCGGCGGCCAAAGCGTCTGCTTGGAATGCTTGTGCGGCACGCGAGGTTGCCGTAGGCGCACCGACTATATGCCATGTATGAAAACCCGTTGAACCGGGGACCAGTTGCTGATGATGAAAATGGGTAAGACCACTCATGTCTACGACGGTGGCTTCGATCGGCGCTACATCGCCCATCGAAGAGCTAGTGGTATCACCGCCGACGTGCATTAGGTCAGCAGCGGTAGGCTCGTCGAATACATCTCGAACCCCTTTGAGCAGGACGTTTCCATCGGTATCTTTAGGCAGCCCGACTTCCAATACACGCATGTAAAAATCATATAGCCCGAAGTCTGGATGATTGATCTCAATCACATCCCCCGGTCTCATATCGCTAAATTCCCGAGAAACTTCAATGTCTACCGAAGTGATTGGGTATGCCAAGGATTGCAAATTACGCTGCGCCACAATGGCCGCAGCTTCTGATGTGCGGACTCCCGGCAGGTCAACTTTCTTTACTCGTCTTTTTCCGTTTTGGATAGCCATGTTTCCGAGATCGTGAGCGGTGGCTACCGTTTCCTTAAACTCATCTCTTCGGTCATAATACTTGGCCTGTACCACATTGAAGGTTTCTTCCCAAGACTGACGTGAAGCCGACTTAATCTCAATGATAGACGACTCGTCGATTGAACGAATGGTCTGACCGCTGACTACATTCCCCTCGTAGTCAAGCACCGCGTTGTCAGAGGTTCGGTAGGTCTTTCTGAGCAGTTTTAGCTGAAACAAGCCGTTCGCATTTTGAACCAGCATACCATTGATTTGAGAGCAAATATCATCTATAACTGACTTAGCTTGCTTAGGGTTATCCATAGTATAGCTAAAACCATTGCCAGCATTGTAGCATTGTTCGGCTGCGGATACGAAAGAATTCGTGTCAATCAGCTCAGCCGGGATTGAAAGGCCCCAGTTCGTATCTGTTAGGATTTCATATATCACGTTAGCTGGGTTAGCATCTGCGTACCCATTACTGGGATCTTCTGCGACTTTAGCGAACGACGACGCGGGAGCTGTTGGGTAACGGTGTACTGTGAATTTCCATTGGTTCAACACCGCACTTTCTGAGAGGACTCCCCCCTCCCAGACGGCGTGACACAGTTCCGGATACCTCGGAACAAGCTGGCCCTTACTAATCTGAACGCCCGCAGAGACTTCAAGATAGTTGTTTTTCTCTTGATCTGAAATATAGCTATTGGCAAGCTGGTTTGCTGTGCCATAATAGAATCGGAGATCGCCGATAAGACGGCCCCCACGCTTACTACCGCCAAAAAATTGGGTATCCTTAAACGACAGAAGCCTCTCTCCAATCTGCGTTGCAGAATATCCGTACACGGGAGCATATTCGGTGCTGTTCGTCAGAGTATTCCAAAGAGCATAATTCTCACCGGGTTTTAGCGCGTATTCGTCGTCGATGGTGATCTCGGACAAAGTGTCAATCGGACCCCAACACAGAGCAAGGTCCATGCCAAGGGAATACTCCCAGCCGACTGTTTGACCGCCCGTGTCGAGTTCTCTTGCCGAGAAATCGCCATACCAAATGACGTTCTGCCCGTCTATTCGAGTTGACCCCCACACAACAGGAATGTATCGGCTTTCGAGATTTGTCGGGAATCCGAAATCTCCCAGACCGGCAGCCTCTGGGCCTTCAATGTCGCTTTTGGGCGCTAGGGCATAGGACAAACCAGCCGCAGCCGCAGAAATAGCCAGAGTGATCGCAAGGACGATTAGGAACTCAATACCAGTCACAGATCACCTCTTCGTGTCGGTGCTGAAAGGGTTCAGCGTTGGGATGTAGGGGAAGCCGCCGTAGTTGTTTGCGTTTGTGAAACGATTATGGCAGACTTGAATGGAGTGGTTACATCCAGCGGTAACGGTGACTTGATCGCCAATATTTAGCGAAGATGTAGGCACTAGAAGAACAACAGTATACAGATAATCCGGACTGCCCGGTACATAGGGCGAAGGGGGTTCCTCTAAAGATAGAACCGTTCGTTGACCTACACTACCCGGCCCGGAAAAGATCCCACCGTTAAAAAAGCCGGTGTCCGCCAATTTAGTGTTAGCCTGACCGAAATCTGATAGAGTAAGTGTGACCCCATCGTCGGAAATCGTGTTGACGCGGAATGTGAACGTATTCGCCGACTTGTTGACGCCGCACCGAGCATCATAGAGTGCGTGATTGCACATCCATGAATAGGTGGCGACGGGAATCTGAACCCCAAGTTTCGACATAATACCAAGTAGGGTTACTGTCGCTGTCGTATCGGAGAACTTCACAGCACTTACCGACCCATACCAGAATTTTATGACTTCCTCTGTCACATCGCTCCGGTGAAGCCTATAGATTGTAACTTCGTCAGGCTCCGGAGGCACACCCCCTAGATAACGAGCGGCAAACTCATTATTGAAGGGCAGTTTTAAGGATAGGGTGGCTGAAGACTCCTTACTGTTGATAGTGGGAGCAGTTCGTTTGATCGGGACAGGCTCATAAGTTTTGTTCCTGTATACGATCGGTAGAGGACCAGATGTATAATAGAAATCATCAGAACCCGAGATGTGATAAAGCTCAATCGGGGCTCCGCTTTCTGTTGAGCTTTCCTGTGAGTCATAGGACATTGGGGGTTTTCCTTCCTTATTGCTTCACGGTTACTAGATTGACCCTGCACGAAACTTCCTCCGGGCCATCGTAGTTGATCTTGATCTTGTCGGACGCGAGCCGCACATGGTAAAGTATTGAGATCGTCATGTTTGGGTGGGACGCCAGATCCGTGTCGGTCACGAAAACATCATCGAACGTCAAGGTGACGTTCGTGCCATCAGAGTCCTGCCCAATGACCTGCGCTTGTTTGCGCGTCCCATTGCCAAAGTCGGCTTCGAGATGCGAGTATCCATCCAGTAGGGGCGTCAGTAGGCCCATGTCATCGCCGAGGAACGTCGCCGACAGTCCGTTCGCAGCAGCAGTCGAGATGAACAAGTCATTCGCCGTCGAGGGCACCCAAAAGGATCGCTGCCGACCCCACGTCCAATGCAGGAACTTACGAAGGCTGTGGACCTTATTGCTTTCAAAAGTATAGTCAAACTGACGCTCAAATGAGACCGCCGAAGAGTCCCTACGGTTCAAAGTGTCGATCGTTCCAATGCTCTGATCGAACCAAACAGAACCAGAATCTGAAGAGAATCTAAGGGATCCACTAATATACTGCCCCTCGCGGAGTACAGGACGAGATAGATAACTTTCTGAATTGCAAAGATCCTGCCATGCGGTTGAGTTGTCCCGTTCATTTTGATAGAAGGTACTAGAGTTGGGTTCTACCCACTCCACAGAGTATCGGGTCGCTCCGGATGGGAACAATCCGACACTTGGTCTTTCCTGCATGAATACTTCAGCCGTAGGAAGCAGCGTATAGCGAGAAGCATTAAAGAAGATCGGAAATCCCGGCGTGCTGGGTGGTGTTGGGGGGAGAGCGATTGTACCGCCAGAAAGGGTATAGCCCAAACCATGGGAAAAAATCTCCCCCGTTACATTATCATAATACCAGACTCGATCCCCGGGACTAAGGGCAAAAAAAGACGGATCAAGCCCACCTGAAGCTGTGATAAGCAAGTTTCCGTCTATGTCCACAGTAACAGAACTGAAAAGCTGTGTGCGATGCCAAAGACCAATCCGGGCCTTTCGGCCCGGTAGTCCCATCATCTTGGCTTGAAAGGAGACTCCCTGTTGCCGATCTGCGACCGTGTATTCAAAGGTATAGGTTGTTCTGGGGTTGGCTCGAATGCGAGTGCGTTTCTCAGTACCATCCCATGCCTCCGATACATCGGTTTTGAACTCCATCAACTCTTCGACTCCGCCTTCCGGCTCTTCAAAGAGCATTAGATTGCGGGTGTAGTAGACAGTCATCGCGACGCCGCCCCACTCAAAACTAGCCTGCTGTTCCTGAGTGCGGCCCGGAGACAGAAACGTCACCGTAACCGTGACGGTGTTGTAGGCACCGACCGTGAGTTGATTAGCGTTGAGTTCAGCCTGTGTGGAAAGCGCAGTTTGGCCCGGCCACGTTACTTCATAGGTCGAATCGGGTAGACTGAGAGAGATGGCTTCAGTCAATACCGAGTTTTCCGCATTGTGAACATCAACCGTAAACGAATCTCCTTCGAGGATTTCGGATAGAGTCAGCTCACCAGACAGGGCGTTAGTAAAATACCTAGACGGCGTGTAGAGACTGTAGAAATCCAAAATTCACCTCTTGTAGACGTAGCACGCATCGCCGCTATTTTCGCGATCCGCTAGATGGGGAGGCTTAGCTCTATCACCGACAGCTCCCTCTACTCGAACGGGAAACGTCGAGTAGTTACTGTCCCCGACTCTTGTTGTCACATATCTAGTATTGACGGTAAATTGACTCGATTGCCCCGCGTTATACACTTCGTCTGTAACAGCCTGCAAAGTGCCTCGATACACTCCCGGGACTTGACCCAAATAGTGACAATAGGTCGCTCCATATCGAGCGTCTAGTGCCTCTTTCGACACAATAAAGGAAATGTATTCGATATGCACTTCAGTAGCAGAAGCATCTCCACCGAAAAGATCGAATCGAATTTGATTAAAAGTATGTGAGATTGAGTTCGGCGGGGCATCATACCAAAGAGATCTATCTTGACCGACGATCCACTTAGCAGTAACCCATTCGTTATCAGCGAGCCCCTCTGGCGCGCTTGCGACTGCATAAACAGAAGTTGCGGGCGAAAAGGGGTAAGTGGAGTCAGTAGGATAATCTCTGGCCCAGAATTGACCCAGCCAAGCAGAAGCAGGACCACTTACGAGCCTAAACTTTATTTCAACCATATCCCATATGCCCGCGTTGCTTGTCGTATGTGTGGTAAATAGATTGGATGTGATGTATGGGTCAATGTCGGAAAAAGTCCACTTCACATACCCATAGCCATCGTTTGCGGGATTGGTTTCATATGTGAGAGAGCTATTTGATGCCACCCAGTTAGTGCTTATCTCATCGAGATACCAGAATCTGAAGCCGCTAGAGTAACTCTCCGGGTAGGCGCTATTATGAGCGATGGCGCTAGTCTCGGTAAACGGATAGATATAGCTGGGGTCATAGTTGAGCGGTACAGAACCCCCGGGTCTCAAGGGGTAAATGGTACGCCCGCGAGCGCCGTCCATGTCCCAAGAAGGGCCGCCCTCAAACCCGTTGAGGCCGGTTTGAATTGAGTACCGAGTGGTCTCTAAGGATTTTCTCGTTAGCTTTGTCGGGCCATACTGGTTGAGGTGGCTAACTCCAAACGGTCCTAGATTGGCTCTACCGCCATTCAGCATTGGGATTCCCAGCTCTGAGGTCGAGGCATTCTCATACGGAGTTAGCAAAACGCAAGGGTTTTTCCAGACTTCATCCATGTTCTGAAAATCCATCGCGTACTGGAAAGTGTCTTTGCCGTGTGCATCTGTATGCGGGCCTGTAGTCGCTAGAAAAACGCCTGCATTAGAACCATCCACGGTAACGGGGCCGCCAACCGATGACGTTCGCCCCATCCACCAATGCGAATTATGAGTGCCAGATTTCAAGACCATGTGGAAATATTCTTCGCCGACCTCTGGCCCGCCAAAGAATTCGTAGTCCAAGCCGCCCGTGAAACTGATACGCCCCGACCGGGGAAACCAGCCTTCTTTAAGCTCATCAGGCTCGATCACGGAGTTCCACATACTCCCTTGAAATTCTCCAAATCTAGTTTGGAAGAGTTCATTGGTTTCGTATGTGTCGAAATCAGAGAACAGAAAATTCGTTTGATTTCCCGAAGCAGGCATCGAAGGCGGTGTAGAAGTAACGACACCCGTGTTAACATCGAGAGTGCCGACATAAGAGCAGGTGAGGGTTTGCGTAAAAGGAATCGCGCCCTCCGCGACAGACGCCGTGGTTATGTCGAATATGTGACGGCGGGTGGAAATGGTTTGGTCTATCAGGACTAGGGCGAACCCATCCTGTAGACTCGTAAGAGCCCCCTCACCGCCCGTCATAGTCGCAATAAAAGTATACACTCCTGCGGATTCAGTCATAGTCCATGTGCAGTTGACACTAGGAACAGTCATGTACACATCAAAGAATCTGTCATAGTTGACTTTGAAAGACCCACCCGGCGAATCAAGAAGTTGACCAAAGAGTACGTATTCACCTACATTGTTGTTGGCTAGTTCTCCTTTGACAATATCAAACAAGAATAAAGCTCCCGAGTCATTATGCTCGATCGCAAACGTACTAAATACGTCCGTTCCACTTTCTTGAAATGAACTAAGACCTCGACTGCCTTTGAAGGGGTCATTGAATCGCGCAACATCATTGATAGCAAAATTCATAAACGCATCGACAAATTGATCGGGAGTTAATGCCGTACCACTTTTGTAAGCCATGAGGTTTCCTTTTGTTCACACCGCGTTCATGTCGAACAGAATGACCCCGGTATTATATCCGACTCCATTGACTCGTGAATATGTACCGCCGTGAACGGGATTGGCTCCAACAATAACGCGAAGTTGGCGACCCTTATACTCAATCAGAGTTCCCGGGCTCAGGGCATATGCGGGTGTGATATTAGTTCTGGTCACATCCCCCGCAGGATCGAACCGAACCAGCTCAGAGCCGTGATACACGCCGGGCAAAAAGCCAAAAGTTTCTATACGAGTATTCAGCCCGGAGGTAGTCTTCGCTAGAATCCGCTCGCCTTGGTAGCCAAAAGTAGGATTGCTGAGCGTTTGCCCGCCGGTCTCTCCCGGGTGTGCCCAAGCATATCCATCTTCCGACAAGTCATAGATCGTCATCGGACGTATCTGCGGCCCACCGAAGGCTTCAAGGTAATATCCCGCGCGGTATTGAGGTGTGTTATATCCAATATAGGTCGAATATACCAAGTCAATTCGAGTGGGGGTAAAGTCTGTAGTGGCAATTACCTCGGCATAACCTGTGTTACTTGCCCCGATGTTGACGCTTCCATCTCCAAATCCACCACTTGTACTGCTAGACGAAGCAGATAGATCAGGAACTCTATAGCCGCTTAAAGGCGAAAGTTGAAACACCTGAGTCGGACTCGCGGTTCCTCCGTTGAGGTTAAATGAAGGCTTCAAAATAAACGGCGCTGTTACTTGCCAACGCCCAGTCTGATTGGAGGGGGTGTAGAGCATGGATGCGTCTGTTGTCGCGGTAGGCCCGTTGGAAGTTCGCCACCAAGGACGCGGCGCAGGAGCCGTGCCTGACATATCAATGCCTAGATTACCGAGAAACGCTACCGGAGACGGATACAGATCGACCGGAGCAAGGGGAGTCATCATTCCGTAGAAGTACATGCTGTCCATGTCTGGATTGATTGTCTGAGTCAGGTTGTTTGGGTCGCGGGTCTCGCCCATGATTCTGATGTAGCCCGGCCCTCGAAACATCGTAAACTTGTCAGGCATACGATTCGCAGTAGCTGGATCCGTCGAACTTGCCAATCCGGCAGTTAGTGGGGAGATAATACCATTCGCAGACCACGGAAACCCCGCACCTGCGTCCCAGAAGGAGCTTGATGCCCCTGCAAGATTGGCAGTCCAGTTGTCTACAGGCGCAACGTATGAGAAGGTATTGCTGGTCGCAAAATTCAGCGTCACCATGTTGGCATCTGCAAACGTATCTGAGCCCGTGTGTGGTCCAAGCCTCCCCGTGTCATAGACGAGGTATCCGTTGTACCCATTAGCGCCAAACGGAGGTGAATTAACTTCCATATTCCAATGTCGGCTGGGTTTGGACCAGTTTAGATCCTCGTTGTAATCAGGCGTAATTACATTAAAGTAAAATCCCTGCCCCGGGCTCCACGCATTACCTGTGCTGATCGGCCCGACTCCAACGGTCAGCCAGTATTCATAGCCTCCATTCCCATCGTCATAGTAGAAGTCTTTTGTATCGCCGGGATTTAGCTGTTGCTGGGCTCCTGTTTCGTCTTTGAGCGTTGATGTAAAGCCCGGAGTGTATATAACGAAGTAGCCCCCTGCATCCCACGCGAGGACATACCTCCCTGCTATAGCCTTCGAGGCATTTGCCTTGTTCTGAAACAGATAGTTCGTATACTGACTGTACGACGTTGTTGAAACAGTACTCAGAGGATCACTTATGTCAGCATTCCGTTGTATTGTATCCAGAACCAGCAACCGGGAATCGTTGCCCGGAGCGGTTCCTGCATACTCAATCAACCCGTAGTCCACAACGGGGGCACCGTGAAGGAACTGCATTATCTGGCGCGTCAGGGCTTGATGAGCTGTGACGTTACGGCCTAGCTGCTCCTCCCAACCTGATCGGGCATCAAGATGCTTCAAGCCGCTGTACAGTCTTATCTGAGGAACTGTGACTACGATCTTATCTTCCATCAGTAATACCTCTAGCCGAGTGATCGTAGGATTTCAGGGTTTCTTTGAATGACGTTCAGAATGAGCTGTTCGCCTTCCTCAGATCCCAGAGCGTCCAAAGTGTTCTGTGTGGAATCGACATTTACAATCGTAACCTGCGGCGGCTGTTGAGCCATCATGTTCATCTCGCGATTACTCTTCAGCGACCCACTTTGCGGCGGCACAAAAAGCTCAGGCCCCCGCTCGCCAACCATATAGGGCATACCCGCCCTCATCGGCCGCCCGGCCGCGCCCGGCCGCCCGGGGTAGGTAAGTTTGGGGACGGGAATCGCGGCTTGGGCAGAACTCTGAAGCATCGAAGAGGTAGTCGTACTGAGAGTAGAAGTAGCTGTGTTTGCAGCTTCGGCCGGAACTGCTCCACCCAGCCCCATCATTGCCAGAATGCCGTCTCCGCCCATCGCTTTGATTGCCGTAATGATTGCCAGCATAGCGACGAGCTGAACCATCATTTTGGCGATCATTTGCACGAAAGAAACCGCGATCTGTTGGAAGTTGGTCTTAGCTCCGGTTGCTAGATTCCCAAGCTGATTCATAAGGCCGCCGATTGCGGTTGCCGTGATTTGCTGGATATTACCGGCTAGGTTCATAGACTGGAGAGCAACTTGGCCAAAGCCTTGGGCCATCGCAGTTGCAACACCTGTTCCGGCTTCTCCGAGAGTGAGAGTGCTATCTAGGAGACCTTGATTGAGGTCGAAGAGTGCCTGTTTATTTTCGATCTCATCCAGCTCGTTCTGGTGCTGAAGCTCACGAAATTCAAGGGCTTTCGCCCACATCTCTGACAGAGCGGGATTATCCGCATCCTGCTGCATCAGGGATTGCAGAGGTCCGCGAACCTCTCGCCCGAACGTATCCTCTGCTCGCATTGCCGCAATCGGGCCAAAATCGCCAGCAGCTTGGTATCCGGCAAGAGTTTCTTGCTCTGCTTTCCAGACTCTCAAAGCATCTACATACGCCAGAACATCCTGTGAGCTTTGCCAAGCAACCTTACCGGCCTTTGCAAGCTGGTCATTGAACTTGGCCTGAATCTGCTCCATCGGCCCAAGCGACTTGCTAATATCGTCGTACAGCTCTTGGCGATCACGTTCAGCCTGCGCAGCATCAATAGCCGATTTGGTGGCATTCTCGTTGGCCGTCTTGATTCGCTCTTGGATTTCTGCTAGAGCATTAAGCGGAATGCCTACCTCTTCTAGTACGATCATAAGTCTCTTGTAGGCTTCCGAGTTTTCGTCGATCGTACCTTCCTGAGCATTGACAAGCGGAATCAGTTGAGCTATACCATTCGCCAACTCCTTATACATCCGACTAAAAGACTCTTGCAGTTGCGGATTGTCAATACCCGCCATTTCTCCTTGGAGTTTCTGCATATACTCAAACTGAGCAATTAGAGTCTCTAGCGGTC